TGAGTGTGGCACTACATTTTGATGGCGGTAGGTGGCGGCAACTAATTGGCGGCGAAGATATGAATGCTGTTTTACACTGGATGCCACTACCACCACCGGAGCAAGACAAATGATAGAACACTCCCCAAGCGCTTGGTGCGTATGCTGCCACCAAGAATACGAAAAACACGAACTAATCAAGGGTATCTGTGGAAACTGTCGATTTACTATTGGTGCCATTTCTAGCGTTTTTATTCTTTAGCCTTGGCGTGATTGTCGGGATAACCATTTCTGATTTTTTTGACGATATTGAATAGGAGTAACCTAGTATGGCAATGACCCCGGAAGCAAAAGTTAAGAAGAAAGTAACAAACATACTCAAAGAACTAAACACTTACTACTTCTACCCTGTAACGGGCGGTTACGGTAAAAGCGGAGTGCCAGACATAATTGGTTGCTACGAGGGTAAGTTTTTTGGGATTGAATGTAAGGCTGGGAAAAACAAACCCACGCCACTACAAGAAAAGAACTTAGCAGATATTAAAGCTGCTGGCGGTATCGCGCTGGTCGTTAATGAGGACAACATAGAGGATGTGCGTTATGCACTGACTGGCTGTTGTGACGACCCACGACAACTCACTTTAAACTTTAACTAGCGTTAGGAGAACGGCAATGACTAAAACAGTCAGTAATACTAAGCAAGTGGGCGGCAACCACTATAAAGATATGCCTATACAACCGTGGGAAGTAATGGAGTCCGTACTTACACGTGATGAATTTATAGGGTTCTTAAAAGGAAACATCATTAAGTACGCACTGCGTCAGGGTAAGAAGGACAGTGACGATGTTGGTAAAGCGAAACATTATGTGGAAAAACTGCGGGAGGTAACGGGCTAATGGACTTAATAACAGTAGACTTTGAAACGTATTACAGCAAAGAGTTTTCTTTATCCAAGATAACTACCGAAGAATACATAAGAGACCCACGCTTTGAAGTGATCGGTGTCGGTGTTAAGGTCAACAACGAACCCACTGAATGGGCAAGCGGCACCCATGAACAACTTAAAGAATACCTACATTCATTTGATTGGGCGAACTCTATGGTACTCGCTCACAACACTATGTTTGATGGTGCTATTCTCGCTTGGCATTTTGATGTTCACCCTCGCGTGTTTACCGATACTTTGTGTATTGCCCGTGCTTTGCATGGGGTGGAAGTTGGCGGTAGTTTGCGGTCACTTACTGAGAGATACCGTATTGGAGCTAAAGGCACGGAAGTTATAAACGCTTTCGGTAAACGCCGATTGGACTTCACTGCGGAAGAACTAGATCGTTACGGTGATTACTGCGTTAATGACGTTGAGTTAACGTATAAGCTGTTTCACATATTCCTGAAAACAGGTTTTCCTAAGACTGAACTAAGGCTGATCGACCTCACCCTGCGTATGTTCATCGACGCGGTGTTGGAGTTAGATATTGGACTCTTGGAGCAGCACCTTGAAGATACGCGGGAACGTAAAGACCAACTGTTAGAAGCTGCGGGGGTGTCAAAAGACGATCTAATGTCGAACCCGAAGTTTGCAGAAGTGTTAAATAGCTTGGGCGTGGTGCCACCAACTAAGGTAAGCCCAACTACAGGTAAGGAAACGTGGGCGTTTGCTAAGTCTGACGAATCGTTTAAAGCACTGGAAGATCACGAAGATGACAGAGTGCAGGCGGTGGTTGCGGCAAGACTAGGTACAAAAAGCACGCTTGAAGAAACACGCACTCAACGGTTTATTGATATAGGTAAGCGGGGAACCCTGCCCGTACCTGTGCGTTACTACGCCGCACATACTGGACGGTGGGGTGGTGACGACAAGATCAACCTTCAAAATTTACCGAGCCGTGGCCCCAACGGTAAGAAGTTAAAACGTAGCATATTGGCCCCTGACGGATACACCCTCATTGATGCGGATAGCGCACAGATCGAGGCTCGTGTCCTTGCGTGGCTGGCCGAGCAGGATGACTTAACACAAGCATTCACTAACGGTGAAGATGTTTACAAGAAGATGGCGTCCCGTATATACGGTATACCGGAAGAAGAAGTCACCAAAGAGCAACGGTTCGTGGGTAAGACCACTATCCTCGGTGCAGGGTACGGTATGGGTGCGCTCAAGTTCCAAGGTCAGCTAAAGACGTTTGGGCAAGATGTAACACTGGACGAAGCACGACGGATAATAAGTATATACCGCGAGACTAACTGGAAGATCAATCAGCTATGGCGCGATTGTCAGAACATGATCCGCAACATGGTGAATGGTGATAGTTACCAGATCGGTAAGCAGGGTGTCCTACAGGTGGTCGGTTCAGAACAAGGCATTAAATTACCTTCTGGTCTACTTATACGCTATGACGACTTATCAGCAGAGAATACCGAAAACGGTTTGGAGTATAGCTATAAGACAAGGCGTGGACGCACTCGACTATACGGTGGGAAGGTAACGGAGAACGTATGCCAAGGGATAGCACGTTGTATAATTGGAGAGCAGATGCTACAAATAGCTAAGAAATATCGTGTCGTGCTAACTGTACATGACTCTATTGTTATCTGTGTGCGAGACGAAGAAGTTTCTGAGGCCCAAGCCTATATTGAGAAATGTATGCGCTGGACTCCCGATTGGGCCGAAGGTCTGCCTATCAACTGTGAATCTGGCACTGGTAAATCATACGGAGATTGTGAATGAGTATTAAGCCGTGGTCGTTCAGTAAGATAAAGGCGTTTGAACAATGCCCTAAGCAATTCTACCACGAGAAAATACTCAAAGAGTTCCCTGTCGCTGAGACGGAAGCGATGCGTTACGGCACCGAGTTTCACTTAGCGGCAGAGGAGTACATACGTGATGGTAAACCACTCCCTAACAAGTTTTCTTTCGCACAAACTATGCTTGATTCTCTAAACGCAAAACAGGGAACTAAGCTATGCGAAAAGGAAATGGGTTTAACCGAGAACCTAGAACCATGCGGTTTTTCTGATGATGCCGTATGGTTCCGTGGGATAGCTGACTTGTTGATTATTGACTCACCAACAAGTACAGCGTGGGTTATAGACTATAAGACTGGTAAATCGTCACGGTACGCCGACAAAGGACAGCTTGAACTTATGGCGCTAACCGTATTCGCACACTACCCTGAAATAACAAAGATACGAGCAGGGCTACTGTTCGTTATCAGTAAAGACCTTATCAAAGATAAGTACACCGATTTCGATAAAGCGAAGTTGTGGGAGAAGTGGCTTGGTAAATACAACGCCATGAAAACCGCCGCTGAAACTAATGTATGGAATCCTAAACCAAGCGGATTGTGCAAACGCCACTGCCCAGTCACTGTTTGCGTTCACAACGGAGGCCACTAATGCCGTACAAAAATAAACCCCGCCCATATAAGAAAGAGTACCAGCAACAGAAAGAACGAGGCGAGCACACTGACCGTATGGAACGTCAACGTGCCCGTCGAAAGATGGATAGTACAGGTAAAGATGCTAATAAGAACGGTAAAGCCGATAAGCGTGAGGGCAAGGACATCGCACACAAAAAACCGTTATCTCGTGGGGGCACCAACAAAGATGGTTACACCGTGCAAAGCCGTAGTAAGAACCGTGCAGCCGGTGGAGCATTAAGTAAAGGTAAGAAAAAAAGTTAGTGTTGCACTAACAAAACCGCGTCACTAATAAAAATGTGGCGCTGCGCTGGAGAACGACATGAAAATCCTTAACAACAAGGCGGTCTTGTTACGCCTTCGTAACCCCAATAAAGTTACGGCCACTGTAACTAAAAGCAAAGAACTACCTGATAACAACGTAGTTGTTAACTGGGGTGTAGACGAAGTACATACCCTGAAAAAGCTGAATATTAACGTACCATCCCCTATAAACGGATGTTACGACTGGCCCGGACAGTACAAACCATACGCCCACCAACGCACCACTGCGGCATTCCTGACAATGAACAAGCGTGCGTTCTGTTTCAACGAGCAGGGCACAGGTAAGACCGCATCTGCTATCTGGGCATCTGACTTTTTGATGAAGCAAGGTAAGGTCAACCGCGTGTTGATTATATGCCCTCTATCTATCATGGATAGTGCGTGGCGTAATGACCTGTTTTCTTTTGCCATGCACCGAACCGTCGATGTGGCATACGGCGCGAAAGAGAAACGCCGCAAAATAATCCAGCAGGGTTCTGACTATGTGATTATAAATTATGATGGGGTGGATATAGTTGCCGACGAGATTATCCAAGGCGGTTTTGACTGCATTATTGTAGACGAAGCAACACACTATAAGAACGCACAGACCAAGCGATGGAAGACACTGAATAAGTTGTTAACAGATCGAACGTGGCTATGGATGATGACAGGTACACCTGCGGCACAATCACCACTCGACGCTTATGGTATAGCTAAACTGGTAAACCCCACTGCCGTACCAAGATTTTTTGGGTCATGGCGCGATCAAGTCATGCACAAAATTACTCAATTTAAGTGGGTGCCTAAAGACACGGCTACCGAATCTGTCTATGCCGCACTCCAACCCGCTATCCGATTCACCAAAGCCGAATGTCTTGACCTGCCCGAAATGGTCTACACTAAACGTGAAGTGGAGCTAACCCGCCAGCAAGCTAAGTATTACAAAGAGCTTAAAGATAAACTTGTTTTACAGGCGGCGGGGGAAGAAGTTACCGCTGCAAACGCAGCAATCAACATGAGTAAACTCCTACAAATAGCCTCCGGTGCAGTGTACACCGATGGCGGGGAAAGTTTGGAGTTTGACATCAAGCACCGCTACAAAGTGCTACGCGAAGTAATCGACGAGAGCAGCAAGAAGGTTCTTGTGTTTGTCCCGTTCAAGCACACTATAGATATTCTTACTGAGAAGTTACGCGCCGATGGCATTACCACAGAAATCATACGTGGAGACGTACCCGCACCGAAACGAACAGAAATTTTCAGACAGTTTCAGACTACCCCCAACCCTCACGTGCTCGTTATACAACCCCAATCTGCGGCGCATGGAGTAACCCTAACCGCTGCAAACACAGTCGTATGGTGGGGTCCTACCAGTTCACTAGAGACTTACGCGCAAGCCAACGCTCGGGTACATAGGTCAGGACAAGATCACAAGTGTACCGTAGTACAACTACAAGGGTCGCCAGTAGAAAAGCGTGTTTACTCACTATTAGATAACAGAATAGACGTTCACACAAAAATAATCGACTTATATAAAGAATTACTTGACTAAGCTACTGTACGCTAGTAAAGTCAACATCTCGACACTTTGTAGTAGCACTAGGAGAACTAAAATGAGTGAGGAATCAGGTTTAGCTGAAAAGCTAACACGAGTCTATTTAAAGATACGCGCCAAAAAAGCCCAGCTTGCCGCTGAGTTCAAGAAGCAGGATGACGACCTAACTAGCCAATTAGATAAGGTAAAAACCGCGCTTCTCGACTACTGTAAAGAGCAGGGTGTGGACAGCGTAAAGACTTCAGAAGGTCTTTTCTACCGTTCCGTTAAAACACGTTATTGGACAAGCGATTGGGAAGCTATGCACCGCTTTGTCATGGAACATAACGTACCCGAGTTCCTTGAGAAACGCCTTAACCAAACGAATGTAAAAACCTTCCTTGAAGAAAACCCAGACCTAGTACCACAAGGTCTGAACGTGGACTCGGAATACGTAATCTCTGTGAGGAAAAAATGATGTCCAGACCGTTTGTACCAATCGAAGAACTTGCCAAGCACTTCTCGGTGTCCATCTCTACTATCCGTGCGTGGGTGCGCCAAGGGCATATCCCCAAGGATACTTACATCAAAGTGGGTAACACGTATCGTTTCTCTATTGAGGACGTAGCAGCAGCCCTCACCAACAAGGACGAGGATAAACCCGATACTACAGTAACCGTTGCCCCTGTGGAGGCAGTAGCAGAAGTATCTTTTACTGAGTCTGATATTGAACCCGATTACAACCTAGACGACGATATTTAAGGAGAACACCATGTCCGATATTACCTTGTTTAAAGACAATGCGTTAATGAATAGCGACCTGTTTAAATCATTGCAGGGTGTTAACGATAACCTGCTTAGCGGTGCGGGTGGCGAACAACGCCGCCGTATCAGTCTGAACGGTGGTAAGTTCCGAGAGTTTGCTAACGGTGAGCAAGTCTCTGTGTCCAAAGAAGATAACCTGAACATGGTTATCGTCAACGCTGCGCCAATCTCCCGTACTTACTACGAAGGTGTATATGATCCGCAAAACCCTACCCCTCCCAAGTGCTGGTCTGCCGATACCACTGCACCGGCACCGGATGTACCCGCAGAAAACCGCCAAGCTGCACGTTGTATGGACTGCCCCCAAAACATTAAGGGGTCAGGACAAGGTGAAAGCCGCGCCTGTCGTTTTGCCCAGCGTATCGCTGTTGCCCTTGAAGGTAAACTTGATACGGTATACCAACTACAGTTACCTGCAACGTCAGTTTTTGGTGAAGCTAAAGACGGTAAGATGACAATGCAAGCGTACGCTAGGTTCCTTAGCGCACACAATACACCGGCTGTGGCAATCGTTACCAACATGCGGTTCGATGAAAATAGCAGTACTCCAAAGCTGTTCTTTAAGGCTGTTCGCCCGTTAGACGAGCAAGAGCTACAGACTGTGGTGGAGCTTAAAGATCACCCCGATACCCTTAAAGCTATCACCCTAACCGTTGCACAGACCGACAAGGTTGAACAATCTGCCCCTAAAGCTGCACCAAAGAAAGAAGAACCCAAGTCTATCTTTGAAAGTGAAGCCCCCGCCGAAGAACCCGTTGAGGAACCAACTAAGGTTGTGCGTAAGTCTGCACCTGCGCCTAGTGTTGAAGATAGCGACCTTAGCTCTATCATCGACAACTGGGACGACTAACCACTCATAATAAAAATAACGTAATACACCACGGCGGGGGCAACCCTGCCGTTACGGTTTAACAATGGGTGGCTAAATGGAAACCAAAACATTTCTATCAAAGGCGCTGAGTGGTGAGGGCTACTACTGTGTTTTTGCGGCAAGGTCGGAAGACCAACGTAAGATACAGAAGTTTAATGACTCGTTAGACGCCGTTGTTGATGCTACCCACAATTTTGATCGAGAAGGATTCGACGTTTACTATGGACTCGCTACATTCGACGAAGCAGGTTCACGTAAAGTAGATAATATAAAACACCTTAACTCGTTTTTTCTTGATCTTGACTGTGGACCTAGCAAAGACTTCCTGTCTCAAGAGCAGGCCATTAAAGCCCTTCAACAATTCTGCAAGAGGAACAACCTACCAAAACCGACCATGCTAAGCTCTGGGCGTGGCGTGCATGTGTATTGGTTCTTACACGAGCCAGTATGTTATGCAGATTGGTTCCCTGTAGCGGAACGCCTAAAGCGTCTGTGTGCGCGTAGTAATTTTGCTGCCGATCCTGCTGTAACATCGGACGGGGCACGTGTGTTAAGAGTTCCCCACACACATAACTATAAAACCAATCCGCCTTCTGAGGTTACGTTCTTCGGGTTAACTCCAAAGTTCACTGTGGTGTCATTCGACCGTTTTGCCGAGTTAGTTGGGGACGAGCCGATACCAGTTCCCACAAAACATATCCCTATGGAATTGAGCGCGACCATGCAGAACTTGATGGGTAATCAAGAGAGCGTGTTCAAGGACATTCTGGTTAAAACGCAACGGGGTGAAGGTTGTCCACAACTCGCGCATGTGGTGAAGAACCGCGCCGAAATGGACGAACCAATGTGGCGTGCAGGACTATCTATAGCGAAGTTTTGTACTGACGGTGCTAAAGCTATACACCTTATATCGGAAGGGCATCCCGACTACTCTCCGCACGATACACAAAGAAAAGTAGACAATATAAAAGGGCCGTACACTTGCGCTAGGTTTGATGAATACCGGCCTGATGTATGTGTTAGCTGCCCACACTGGGGGAAGATTAAGTCTCCTATTGTTTTGGGGAAGCGCCTAAAAGAGTCAGAGACTAACGAAGATGGGGACTATGTTGTATCTCCAACTACGAACGCACCTGCCCAATCAACACAAGTTTACACAATCCCGAAGTACCCGCCCCCGTATGTGAGAGGCGCGAATGGTGGCGTGTATATCCGCGTTAGAAACGAGGAAGGAGAACCAGAAGATAAATGTCTTTACCATAACGACTTATACGTTGTGAAACGTATACGCGACCCTGAGCTTGGCGAGTCTATCGTTATGCGTCTCCACCTACCTAAAGACGGAGTTAGAGAGTTCACGCTACCTATGAGTGCAGTTACGTCAAAAGATGAATTTCGCAAGTCCTTATCAGTACAAGGGGTTGCCGTTATGAAGATGGACGAACTTATGGCATATACAACAAATTGGGTAAACGAGTTACAAGCAAGCAGTACGGCAGATGAAGCCCACCGACAGTTCGGCTGGGCCAACGATAAAATGGATGCCTTCATTGTTGGCAACCAAAAAATTACCGCAACCGGCATAGAGTTCAATCCCCCTTCCAATGCAACCGTGGGATTATTCCCCCACTTTGAACCGAAAGGTACGTTTGAGGCGTGGCGTGAGAACCTACAACTATGGAACGATGATAAGTTCTTACTACAACAATTCGCGTTTGGTATGGGTTTCGGTAGTCCACTTATGGAATTTTTGAATACCAACTGCGGCACCGTTGCGTTTATTAACAAAGAATCAGGTGTCGGTAAGACCGCCTTGATGTACGCAGCGTCCGGTATATGGGGCTACCCGAAGAAACTTGTTATAGATAAAGACGATACCGTTAACTTCAAAATGAACCGTGCGGAAGTCATGCACAGTCTGGTTACGGGACTTGACGAGATTACCAACCTGAACCCTAAACAGATGTCTGAGCTAGTCTACCAAGGCACTAGCGGTAGGCAGCGGGGGCGTATGTCGGCAAGTGCCAACGTCGAGCGGTATCAAGGGCGGGAGTGGAGTTTGCTCATGATGTACACCGCCAATACGTCCGTTATCGAAACTATTAGCCGTGCGAAAGCAATGCCGAAAGCGGAAGCACAACGTATTCTTGAATGCCGCGTAGATCGCATATTCGATAAGGTGGCAGACAAGGAAATTACGGATAGGTTTGAGCATAGCTTACTAAACAACTACGGCCATGCCGGGGTCCCCTTCATACAATACGTGTTAAGAAACTTAGAAGCGTGTCGAAAGCTAGTGCTAGACGTACAAAAGCGCGTGGATAAAGCCGCCCAACTAACTAACGAAAACCGTTTCTGGTCTGCGACAATCGCAGCCACCATATCAGGGTTGCTGATCGCCAAAAAAGCAGGACTGCATGACTTCGACGTACAGAAAGTTTTTAAGTGGGCGACGAATGATCTAATTACGCAAAACAAAAACAACATGGCTGAGATGGGTGGCTCTGTATTTGATGTAATGGATGACTTCTTTACAGAAAACATAAGCTACATACTACAAATAAAAAGCACCATGGATAACAGGGGTAACAACGAAAATGGGCTAGATGACCACTTGATACCCGAACAGGTAGCGCGGGGGCGTCTGGTAGCTAGGTATGAAACAGATACAAAACTATTTTTTCTTAAACCGAAACCGTTAAAAGAATGGTGCGGGGAACTACAGATAAACTACTCACATTTAGTGAGTGAGATAATGAAAAAGTGCAACGGGAAACGGGGTAAAGTGCGACTAACAAAAGGCACAAAGTTACAGTTACCTCCCTCTGATGTAATTATTATGAAGTTTGATGCGAACCCAGATGATGAAGCGAGTGTGGAAAACTTATGATTTGCACCCTGACGGGGTTCAGATCGAAGTGAATTGGGACAGTATGGTTATCGGTTCTTCCATATTTGTCCCTTGCATTAACACTGAAGAAGCTGTCAAACAAGTGCAGGCTATCTTTGCGGAACGATCTTGGCAGTATGAAAGTCGTGTTCGTATAGAAGATGATAGATTGGGGGTACGCATTTGGCGTACGGTGTGATAAAGTTTTACCGACGAGTCCAGTCAACCCTCACCGACTAGCTTGTCGTTCTCCAAACCCCCTATTCGTAGGGGGTTTTTTATTTGTAGTCCTATAGTTTCGGTGGCGTGAACCCGTTGCGTATACCATATAAATGGTCTTCAACGGCTCTACGCATTCCGGGTGATATACTTACACCGTTATACATATTCTCAGAAGTTTCTACGTGTTGGTTAAGTGACTTTATAATCGACTTGTTACTCAACTCGAAGCTAGGATGCTTGGCGTTGAACTCCATAATCTCTTTCTCTAACTGTAGAATCTCTCCAAAGTCACCTTTACGTGCCGCAATATAGTACTTCTTAGTAAGATTAGAACGCTTTTCCGCTATAGCGTTATCAATGCGTTTTATGCGTTGTTTATCTTCTTGGATACGGACATATTCTGCGGGGGCGAAACCGAAGAACTGTGCGAACAACTCCCCGCTAGTCATATCGTCGTATATTGGGTCTACGCGACGAGTGTAAATACCACCGTCTTGTTGGTACCGACTAAGTACTTTATATGCGTTAGATACACCTACAGGCAGCATACTTTCTACCCCTCGTTGGAACTCACCGTCGATTACGTCCTGCACGCCCCGCCCGAATCGCTTAGCTATGCTCAGTGCAGGGCCACCGAGATAGTACCCAATAAATTCTTCTGCGGAAGGATTAGTGTTGTAACGGTTTTCTTGTAACAACAAGCCAGTTAGACGTATACGTGATGCTACGTCAACACCTACTCCCAACTCGTCCAGAACTTGGTTGAACGCACCTTTATACCAACCTTCACCGACATGGTTGCGAACGATAGTGTTGAAATCATCGTCTTCATCGTCAAGCAAGGCCAAGTCAGCGAACATTTGTACTGCACCATATATTGGTATGCCGTGAATACCTGAGAAGAACAAAGACGAACCGAGGATACCTACCATCTGTTTTAGGGCTATCGACCGTAACTTCTTACCCTCTGCATCATTAGCAAACGCATTATCTTTAAACATTTTTCCTGTTTTTAGCATGGTGTAGTACATACGGAGGCCGTAGGTCTTATACATCATAGCTACACGCCATATGTTTTCTTGGGCTATACGTGGTGCAGTCTCAAGAGTCGAGCCGCCGTTATACTCCTGTGTATCATAAAGGGCTTCTTTTGCCGCCATGTTTTGTCGTTCTGCTAACGACATATTGGGTTTTTCTGCATTGATACGGTTAAGAGCCAGATTATACGCAGCGACCATTGTTACTTGGCGGTTGAAGCGTTCCGACTGGTTAAACAACATTGCTGACACGCCTGTAGCGTAATCCAATGCAGCGGCAACTTTCTTGGCCATAGTATCAGTACGCCGCGCACGTCCTCCTTCAGCTAAGCCGAGTGCGTCAAATATAAATGAACGGTTCAGGTGCCCACGCTCTGATGCCATACGCACCAGTGGAGCAAGGCGCTCTAACTCCTTTATACGACTTTCTGGTAACTCCATATCTTTCTTAACAGTAAAGTCACCGTTAGGCGTAATGTCATAGTACCCGTCGAGTCCGTAGGCCAGTGATATTTTGTCGAGTTTGGTTTCACCTGTACCACGCGCACCTGTGACAATAGACGAAGCGTTCATTATCTCGTCGTACGATTGTTTATAACCATACCTAGCGCCTAGCATGGGGAACACAAACATAGGCATCTGAGCCAACTGCACCATGGCTGACGATACGTTACCGCCGAGTGTCATTAGAAACGCGCTTTGGTTAGCCGTGCGTACATACTTCTCAACAGATTTATTTTCCGCACCGTACTTAGCGAAGTTCATACGAACCCTCATTTCATCACGTAGGGTGCTAAACACAAAGTTGTCAGTTTTAGGTGGCTGTAACGCGTTTAGGTCTACTTCAAGAGATTGAAGAAGCGCGGTGTACTTTAGCTTCTCGATCTGACGCCCAAGGTCGAACGCTTTGCTTTTCATAGCGTATATCGCGTCAGTCATGTACCCCGGCGTACCTTTACGTCTTTGCAGGGATTTAGCAAACGAATTTTCTGGCAACGAATCAATAAACAAACGCATTATTTCAGTTTGCGCGTCCTTGCTTGCACCGTCAGCTTGCAGCGTCTTCAGGACCTGTCCTACAAACGAGCTAGACGGTGCATTGTTAAAGTCTGTTGTTTTAAAGTCCCCGTCCATAGCCCTAATGCTGTTTGTATCTACATCAGGGTCTTTTTTCAGCGCCTCTACAACTCGGTCACGCTGGCGTTTACTATCAAACATCTGGAACACATAACTGTCACGTTCTGATTTAACACGGTTGGGTTTGTAGCTGAACTCTAGTTTGTACCGCCCCTCACGCAATAGGGGGAAGTACACCGAAAGTCTGTTTTTATCGAACAGTTTGTTAAATACTTCTTTCTTCAACTTGGCAGCAGCGTCTGATTTTTCCCCGAGTGCTTGGTCAATACGTCCATTGATAACGTCTTTTAACTGCGTATATAAGTCACTATAGGTTTTTTGCATGGTGCGATACGCTTTTTGGCCTTCCGCACCGAGCGCGTTCCAGTCACTTCGTTGGGCAGCCCACACTTTGGCTAAGTCGTTACCACTTTCGTCAGTTTTTCCTTCGTAGTCGCTGCGTAGTTTAGTCGGGTCTACTTGGTATATGGTGGCACCGTAGTTCTCGTTGTAAATCAAGTTGTCTAGGTGCTCTTGCCCTTTCTTACCTGCTTTTGCTCTCCACTTATCAACCACAACTACACGTTCACGTACAAAGTCGTCACTACGCGCCATAGACCCACGTTGCCGTTCCAGTAGTTCATGTAGGTTCGTGGCGATCTTACCGAGATTAGTGTCTACTTTAGCGGCTATGTCGCCAAGCGCCTGCGAGTCTACAAGTTTTGGTAGGAGCCAACTTCCTTTCTCCCCTAGAGACACTAGGAAGTTCACCACGCCATCGGCCCATTCAGAACGGAACGCTTTAGTCAGAGGTTTATTAAGAGATTTCTGCGTACTATCTACGTACTGTATGACTTCTTTTACCCCGTCTCTAGTAGACATCATCGGTAAGTCTGCTGAATTACGGTACTTCGGTGCAGGAGTCAGGATAGCCTCTATCATTGCATCTGCTTCAGTTAGTGCAGACGTTAGTTGTTTCGGCTGCATTCCAATTAGCTTGCGTAGGAAGTTACCTACCGAGTTGAAGAAGCGTTGTAGCGCGTTGAACTTTTCGCCTTTTGGATTTATCGCCGCTAGTTTTTGTTGAAACACTGGATTAGACATAGCTTCAGAAACAAACTCGTCTACATCTTTCGCACCATAGGCAGTATCAAGATAATCTTTAACGTCATTAAACAGCTTGGTTAGCTGACGAGTCATAGGGTGTGACTTGTTTGCTAACGTAGCCGAAGCCAGCGCATGAGTAACTTCGTGCATAATCACGTGAGGATTAACGCCGGTATCCGCGTCGAGCTTAACGGTGTTGGTTTTCGGATCAAACAGCCCCGCCACTGCCTTACCGTTTTCACCCTTGAGGTTAGTAACGATTTCGACTTTGGTGTCACCAAGTTTTTTCTGTAGTTTTTGAGCGGTGTTAGCCACTCGCGTATTAGGTGACGTGACTGCAATGATTTGTAAGGCACCTACCAAGTTGTTTTCACGTAACGCAGAAAGCGCACCGGGATGAACCTTAACACCTAACGCTGCCACAGCATCTTTAGAGAGATACTTTTCAAACATTTTAGCTAGTTCGTCGAGATTGGCCCTAGCCTCTGCATCAGACTCGGCCTCTCCCTGACGCATTAACGCGTCTTCACGTGCTCTAAGTTTGGCTTCACGTTGACGGAACAACTCCACGTAGTCAATCCCTGCAACATCGTCCGTGCCTATACGTTGAACCTCACGAAGTTCTTTAGCTAGGGTTTCATCAATCCACTTATTAGTTTGTTCTGATAAGTTAGCACGTGCCCACTCAAGTACGCGGCTCGCTGGTGCTTTACCCATACCGTTAAAGAACTCAGCCTCGCCCTCACGCATATCGGGAGTTTTACGGAATTGCGGTGTCTGGTTAGCCACATCGTAGATAGCCATGTATAAACCATCAATTACACGCGGTACTTTGCTTAGATAAGTGACAACCGCTCTACCTATTTTGTCCCGCGAAGTTGCACCCTGCTCAAGTAACGCCAGTGCTTTTGCCCGATCATCAGACGTAGTTTTGTCACTTCCAACACTGTTTGAAAACTCGGTAGCGATGCGCCTTGATACAGTTTTTACGTTGTCTGGCTGCGCTTCAAACCGCTCAGTAAGTTGTTTGGTTGCTACATCTTTTTTCGGTGCAGGTTCCGCCTTGGTTTTGGCTTTAGCTGGTACGGGCTTGGCTTTGGCTGGTTTAGGTTCAGCCTTAGCCTTTGCTTTCTTCGGTACAGGTGTACGTAGTTTAGCCTTACGTTCAACAGGTTCAGCCTTGGCTTTTGGTTCGGCCTTAGCAGGAGCAGGTTGCGGTTCCGCTTTTGGTTCGGTCTTAGCAGGAGCAGGTTGCGGTTCCGCTTTAGCTTTCGGCTGTAAGGCAGTTGGCGGTGCAATCGGTTCTGGCAATCCTAGTGCAAGCTGTTCTCCTTGCGTTGTTCGTACAGGCTCTCCAATGCCGCTCCCAGTACTTTCCAGTCCTCGCTGTCGAGGTGTTGGAGGCAGGGTGGTATCTCCTGCTTCGGTGGGGGCTGCTGTAGTTTCTGTAGGCGGTTGAGTAGGCGAAACGCTAACTCCACGTCCTTCTGGCTGAGACTGTTGAGCGGGGACTCCATCTGGTACTCCTTGCGGTTGGGTGGCACGTCCACGAGGTCTTGGTTGGAATAGTTCAAGCTGTGCTTCAGGCACGCCTTCAAGTTCTCTCGCCACATTAAGTCGAGTTTGCTGTCCGACTTTCGGGTTGTTAGCGAACTTAACAAATTCTTCACGAACCGCAGGATCATTAAGGTCTTTGCCTTCAGTGCGTTTACGTATTGGGGCTTTTGGAGAAACACCAAGACCATCTAAAAATTCAGCGGTCACTGTTTTAGGTACAGGTGGTGTTTCCTTAACAGGTGGAGCTTTACGTCTACCTAAACCCGGCAGCGATAACTGCGATGGAGTAGTAACCGGACGCTGCCTACGTTCAGGTATCTGCGCTTCTAGTTCGGTAAGCTGAGTTGACTCTGGCGTAGCCTCAATAGGTTCCGGTGTTTGGGTAGGTTTAGGTTGGTCTTGCTCACGCAGTCCAGCGAACGCATCGGCTGCGCGACGAATACGTGCGGATTCTTGTTTTGTAGGTTTAGCGCGGTCCCCACTTGCGATATTGCGACGATCCAGTTCTTTAGAGAACCGCTTTTCCAGATTAACGTAACTACCTGTAGTCGGCTCACTAATGACAGATTCCAGCACTGCTTCTCGGGGACTCGCTGCTTCTGCACGAGCCGCACCTTCTGCCGCACGAGCTTCAGTCTCCCGCTGCGATGCAGTTTTTGCACGTTCGAGTTCCGCAATGGCTTGTTCGTCAGCACGCAACATACTTTCTATTTCGGCAATTTCAGCGTCATCTAGTTCTCGCTGCTCCATTGCTTGTAGTTCTTGGTCTACGTCTCGCTCAATCGCGCCTTCAATAGTAAGTTGTTCTGGTGCTGCTTCGGGTTTTTCCGCAGCAAGTATTTCGTCAAACACAGCTTCTTCGGTTATCGAAGATGGCTCAACACCACGAGCAGTAAGCCGTGAGACTGCCGCGTTTATTTGGTTTGCATCAAAATCAGAAAGTGCTTCATTAGTTCCCGGCTCTACAGTCGGTGTGGTAGGTTGTGTAAACAACTCTCCCTGCATTTGACCTTCTTCTAGGCGAGGCTCCATATCCTCGGGGGCTATCTCACCAAGCTCGCTGCGGCTAGTATCGGTCGCGTCTCGGCTAGTATCGGTCGCGTCTCCCCTTGCAACTTTTCCTTTAACAAAGAAATCAACAACGCCCTGTACAATGGCACCGGCACCGCCGCCAGCTATTGCTTCGTCGATAATACCCGCATCTAATAACTCTTTTTCAGGGTTGTACCCTTGTTCAATTAAGTTTTGTAGGAACCCTGCCCCCGCTTCTTGCGCGGCTTCTAGTCCACCAGTAGTCAATGCACTGCGGATTCGGCTACCACCTTCCTCTACAGCTTTACCACCTATTTTCTCAGCCAGTTTTGTTAGGCCGGGGATTTTTAAGATACGCGCAAAAGGTACTACTTCAAGTACGCCTACTCCAGCGCCTTTTAACGTGGCTTCCGCACGTTCTTCTTCGGTAGCACCTGCGGCACGAGCACGTTCTCTTGCTTCACCAGCACCAGCTCCAATACCCATAGCCCCTGCGGTACCAAGCCCTACTAGCCCAGCACCAACCGTACCAAGACCAAGAGCACCAGCTCCATAAGTTGCAGCACCAGCAGCACCAAGAGCACCCGCAATAGAGCCAAGACCGGAAGATATTTGATAAGTTATCGACTCAGGGTCTCCGCCTTCAGGACGTACAGCTTCAGCAGCCGCTTTAATCTTCTCACGTGCAGCAAGTTCGGCTTCTTCGTCAAGTAGTGCAGCCGCTCCAAGCGAGGCAAGTTCACCTGTTCCAACAACACCTGCCCCAAAACCTGACAACACGTTTTCAAAAAACCCAGCTTCTTCAGGGCTTATACGTTGTAGTGCTCTACCGACAT